CGGCTTCGGCTACAAGAGCATCATGCTTCGCCGTATATTCTGCGGTTATTTGTTCGGGCGTTTTTTCATCAGCCATTTATAACCCTCCTACTTAAATGGCCACTTGATACCTGTGTCGCGTTCAAAAGAACTAATTGCACGATCAAGCTGTGCCTTTGTTTTAAGTGTTTCGGGCTTGTCCAAACCATAGCGCTTCATTGCTTTAAGATATCTTGCCTCATTTCCAAGAGCGCTTTTAAAAGAATCCACTTGTTTTCTTGTGCCGGAGACCCTAACAGGAACAGAGCGTCCACCAAACATGCCACCGAGAATTGTTTCAATAGCTCCACCCATCATTGCGAGCCAGCTTTCACTTAACAGATCGGCTTCACTGGGGTTTAAATTAATTTCAATTGGCACCAAATCGTTTGGTTTGTTCATTGTAGAGACCTCCAAATATACTTATCTCTTATAAATAGTTTCACATAAAAAGAAACGGGCATTAATGCCCGTTTTTTATTATCGTGATTTTTTCATGGCTTTATCATATGCCTTATTTTCATCCTCAAAGTGTTTAGACAATCTGTCCACAAACCAATTTCTTAATCTGACTGGTAAATTGTACGCCTCGATAAAGCTCCAGCCTCCGTGCATCTTTAAATAGAAAAAGTGTTCATAGACTTCAGCCATGTATTCATCACTCAGGCCAAAAAAATTCCGAAGTGAACGGCACCTCCATTTCGGTTGTTGTACCGCATGACGTACACTCGACATCTTGAGACATATTAACATTTGGAGTTACGGTTTGCACACAGCCCCTAAGATAGCGTGCATCCTGTGCTGGCATGCTATCAATAAAGTGTGATATTTGTGACGAATCCGCAACATCATTTACAGAAACAACAAGCCTCTTCAATAGATTTGTTGCTGTAGCATCTGGTAGTTTTAGTTTTTTTAGTTTTTTCGACAACGCCTCAAGGTGATTCTCATCTTTTCCATTAAGTAATTTAAACTCAACAGAATATTGAGATTTGGGCAAAGTCGTCACAAAGGTGCCTTCGGGAGTTAGATAGATGCTTTCATTTTCCTCGCCTGGTTGAGCACCATGATCGTTTGGAATCTGCGATAAGTCGAAATTATGATCTACAACAGCCTCACAGGAAGGGCACACCACCTGAACAGGATATTGTTCTCCGTATCCAGAAATTCTCGCTGCCAAGATCACTGCGTTTTTATCACCAAGCAAAAGCTCTTCTACTTTTATATTTTTATCAATTACAAGATTCTCGATCATCCTATCGATAGCTATGCCATTTCGAAGCAATGCGGGTGAAGTTAAAATATCTTCATCCTTTGCAGTCATATATCTCATTTCAATAACCTCTTTGCCGTGGAGAGGGTGATCGGGTGAGTAAAACTTACCACGAGAAGGAAGCTCAACAAATTCTGTTGGAGCTACATATGAAAGTGTTGCGGCTGGTGCTGTAGTAGCTGGAGCCGTGGTTGTGGCGGCAGTCGAATCGGTTGCGCCAGTGGTGGCAGCGGTGCGCTGCTTATTTCTAGACATTTACACCTCTTTGTTATTGTCTAATCATAGGATAACACATCTATGATAACAATTTAAATAGTTTTTATAAAATTATTTTATTATACTCTTTAGCCTTCGGAAGTGGGATCAAGAGGAGAAGGGCGATCACTTTTGTTGTACTCTGCCCAATCATACTGAACGGTGACGGTCACATCGACCATATCTTCAGAATCATACGAGTGGCTACCAAAGTTCACATCTGTAAAGAAGGAATTCAGCAATCTCCACTCTCCAACAATCTTAGAAACATCAGTGCCGTTTGTGGTGGCAATTTCTTGAATGACAAGATCAGATGATGCTCTTGTAGCCGAAGCTTTTGTGATTGTTGTCCTAGTTGCTGCGCCGAAGCTGCGTGGAATCTGAACGCCTGAAGCTGCTAAATAATTGTACAAAAGCTCAGAGGCATTTGGTGTCACAGGATCAACAAGGGTCAAACTAATAGTATTCCAAGTTACACGACCAGGGTAATAGAATGTGTGATTAAAAAACTGATGCGGATTCGAAGAAATTGTATAGGACGGACGATCAACAGATTTTGCCAAAAATGTAACATCTTGCTGTCCCCCCTGTGAATCCGGTAGTGATAATTGTACTAAAAATCTAAATTGTCTTTTTGGTTCAAAGGTTGGGTTTCTCCAAAAATCTGTTGCCATTGTTTGTAAATCTCCTGTGTATACTAAATAGTATCTTGTTTATTAATCCTCGAATCCTGCGCCCGTATTTGTAATAACAAAGTCGAGAGCGATAAATTCAATTGCTCGTGCTGGCTTAAGGAAAATCTTGGCATACATGATGTTCCTGTCAACCAACTCTGGTGTGGTTGTGCTGGAATCGAGCACAATTTTATAATCACTCAGACCGAGGCGAGCCTGGACTGAACTCAAGAAAGCGTCTGCTTGAGTGTTAAACCTGTTCCAAGTTGCTTGGACATTTTGATCAAACAAGATTCTCGCAGAAATTCTGGAAATTTCTTTCTTAATAAAGATCATAAGACGGCGAACATTGACTCTATCAAGAGCAGATGGTGTAACCTGTAGGGTCTTTTGACCGAAGATTACAATACCTTCCGATGGGAATGTTGCAATTGGGTTAATGTTTGCCTCGTAAAGATCGTCACGATCTTGAGAGGTCAGGCGCGTCCTAGTTTGGATAACTGGTACTCCAGCCGAGCCTTCTGTAAGACCACCACGATTGAAGCCTGCGGGGGCGAACCAAAGTTCGGACTTTCTCTGTGAACTAGAATACGTTCCAAGAGCGACAACCGAAGGTGGCACGAATAACAAACTATCATTAATGGTATCTCGGATTTGTACCCAAGGATAATAGGCAGCGCCATAACTTGAGTTAAGTCCACGATTTCTCATATTTGTAATAGCGGTCTTAACAGATCCCGCATTTGTTTCTTGGGAGTTCGTATTCTCAGTTTGCGGAACATATCCGCTATCGATATCGATAACCGCGAGGGCATCACCGCGTGATTCGCACACCTCAATAGCATGAGCCGTAATTGACTCTTTGTGGATGCCAGGAATCGCCATTAAGTTGTATTCTGCCACTTCTGGATCTGCAACCGTGTCAACTGCTCGTCGCACGCTGTAATACTCATATGCGGCAGAGTCTGAATTGCCTAATCTGGTATTGTTGAAAGGTTCTTTTTCAGTAATATCTAAACCATCAAACCCTCCGTAAATTGGAACAGTAAAGCGATTATATCCCATATCAAGAACTTGCTCATAAGAACCACTCTTGGCAGTCAAAGAGGTACCACCGTTTCTCGATCCAGAACTATAAACTGCTTCCTCGCCTGATGCACCTCCGTCATTGGATGCACTTAGGTCATCAAGGGTGAACACATAAGAATATTCCGTTCCGGCTCCAACTGTAAAGCTATTTGCCGTGAAAGGAAGCACTCTCAAGATATCTTGGGTGCTGTCTTCGTATCGATTATTACCATCTTGAGTAGTATCAAGACCGAAATAGGCTTTCTTTGGATCTGCAAGGTCGCCAGCAGATGCACTAGTTCTAAGAGGAATTTTTGGATACTCAACGGTTCCTGTAAATGCTGTGTTGAGTTCTACCGAGCCAGTACCAACAACCATAAACTGATCTTGTTGCACCCAGCTTCCTGTAAAGGGCATTGCAATGCCAATTGCGCCAGTTACATAAGTGTCTTCAGGGCTAGTATTACCTCCCCAGGCACCACCGGACAAGAATTGACCCCACTTCTTAAAGCGGATTGGTCCAAAAGAGCCGAATGGGAGCAACCTTGCATCGGTAGCAGCCGCTTCAACATCTTCATTCATTTCAACGCGAATATAGCTAGAGTTATTACGGTAGCTTCCATATACTCTATGTCTACGCTCAAGATCATCCCAGCTAAGGAATTGATCTCCAACTCTTCGAGCGAGATAATTTGGTGAAGCTGGGTTTAAGTTACAGTTATTAAATCTTTCAATAATTACTGGCGAGTTGTCGCTGTCTTTAAGATCGCGGATCTCAACATTAAAGGAACCAAATGGATCGTGTGCGTTGGTAGATCTTTTAATACTGCTAATAGATACTTTAACACTCTTTTGGACATCTTCGCCAGAATCCAAAGCATGGAACTTGAACAACTTTGTCATAGAATCGGCAACAAAACCAGCATAAGAAGACTGAAGATGTTGTGAAATAATCCAAGGAGTTTGTGCTGCTTGGAAGCCGAAGCGGTGATTGGCGGCACTGTTAGAGCCACTATCAAGCCCAAGAATAACTCCATAAGAATTGGCAGTTGTAACATATTGTGTCAAGTTTCTTTCATAAGATGGTCCAAGCCAATAAGAAGCTGTTTGTGCGCCTCTTGTGCAATTTGTGTTTATAAGTGTCGGATTTGTGTTGAACACTTTACGAATATATTTATTACTAGAGCGTGTAAAGTTGAACGCTGTTTCGTGTTTGAGATTGCCTTCATCATCTTTAATGAGCACTTTATATTCGTGAGAACCTGCGCCACTAACACCGGACTGGGATAAATCCTCTGCCATGAATGCTGTGCCTGTTACTTGAGCATTTAATGGACCGGAGCCACGCAATGTTCCCGAAAGCTCAATAGTGCCTTCATCTAAATACCATACCGCTGCGAGAGTACCAGTTACTGCTGTAGTGGTAGAAGCCGATGGGAAAACAAAGAGACCATAAGCACCACCATTGTTACCAGCATCAGTGTCATTGGAGCCGGATGTTTCCCAGCCTGCTCGACCACCAGAAGTTGAAGAAATACCAGTTTTTTGGGCACCAAGGAGACGAACCATTGTAACAGCATTAGAGTTTCTTAAATAAGCCTGTGCAGCATAAGCAGCATAGGTTGGGGCGGTGTAATTACCATCACGCCATACATCGCCGCCCTGTCCGCCAGGAATCGGGTTTCCAAAAATTTGGACGAACTCAGAAAAAGAGTTAACTTTAACAGGACGCATAGATGGTCCACGCTCTGTTCTACCAATGATTACCGGACCCATTTCATCAGGGATTGTTGGTAATTGTGAATTGTCAATTTCGTTGATAAAAATACCAGGGGAAATAAACTTGAAAGATTTAACTGACATTATGAAGTGTCTCCTTGTCGCTCTTCTATATCTTAGGAATAAAAAATATTCTGATTATCGTTAATAAATAGTTAATAAATTAGCGAAAGACCTAAATATAAACTTACTCTCGATAAAAAG